TATGAGAACGGACCCATCAATAATCAGCCTTCTTATGGCTTTGATACTCAGTTTGCCTATCTATTTACTGGTGGAGCATGGCAGAGATCTGGCACGGTACTGCTTCATGGTACTAACTTAAACTTTGTAGAGACCTGTAACTATCGTGGAACCATTCCAGGCGGTCCACCTTCTTTGTTTATATCCAATTACCATGTGGTTAATCCAAATGGTGCTGGCACGGCAACAGACGATCCTATCTGGTATACCCAGAACGGATCCACCTGGACAGCTGCTTCAGGGGCTAACGCATTCTACTTTGCTCCTGCTGGTGGCGCGATGCAGACCGGTCCATTCGTGGTCACTTCTCGTCTTATCGTGTCCTTTAAGAACAGATTGGTTCTTCTAAGCACCATAGAGAATGACAACAGCGGCGGATTGGGAGTTAACACGGCTTATACCAATAGATGCCGATATTCATTTAATGGTTCTCCCTTTGCTCGTAATGCTTGGTATGAACCGAACCAAAGAGATAGTTCAGGTGGTGTGGTCAACAATAACAACATAGCCGCTGGCGCAGGATTCATAGATGCCACCACTGAAGAACAGATTATTAGCGCAGAATTTATAAAAGACAGACTCATAGTATATTTCGAACGTAGTACGTGGGAACTAGCCTATACAGGTAACTATGTGATTCCTTTCGTGTGGCAAAAGATTAACACCGAGCTTGGATCAGAGGCACAGTTTTCCACGGTTCCGTTCGATAAAGTTATTCTCACCATGGGAACGACGGGCGTTCATGCCTGCTCGGGTTCCAACGTTGAACGTATAGACACGAAAATACCTGACCAGGTGTTCAACATCCAGAACAGAAATCTTGGCGTACAACGCGTTTATGGCATCAGAGATTACTTCACTGAATTGGTTTACTGGACTTTCCCCGCTACCGATGAAGAGGCTAACTCCGGAGCTTCAGTCTATCCGACTCAGATTTTAGTATATAACTACCGAAATGACTCGTGGGCACTCAACACCGACTGCATCACTGCCTTTGGTTACTTTGAGCAGCAGAATGGTAACAATTCCATAACGTGGGCTTCTACCACTTTAACTTGGGAAGAAGCCGGTATGCCTTGGCAGAGCGGTACCCTCGATGCCAACTTTCGCCAAGTCATAGCCGGCAATCAGCAAGGATACACGTTCATCTGTGATGCAGACGAGACCAGAAATGCTCGGGCTATGCAGATTACCAATATGACTCAATCTGGGTCGAATGTGATAGTGACCTGCATAGATCATACACTCTCTCCCGTTAACTCCAGCGATCCAACAGACGGCGATTACGTCATCTTGGAGAACTTCCAGGGCTGTACGTTAACGAGCGTTCCCGCTTCTTTGTATCCTGACAATATATTTCCCGTATTCGCATTGGGAGCTACCCCGGAGAATCAGTTTTTGATCCCTTCAGTTACTCTTACAGGAACCTATACTGGTGGGGGAACCGTTTCTCGTGTTTCTAACATCAGCATAGCTTCTAAGCAGTGGAACCCGTACCTGGGAGAAGCACGAAACGTGTTCTTACAGCGAATAGATTTCGGTCTGGAAAAGACAGCCAATGGTGAAATAACCGTGGACTACTTCCCTTCAGCATCGCACGTTTCTATGCTCAATGCAGGAGGATCACTGGGAACTAGCACCAATATGGGAACAGGAGTACTAGAGACTCATCCTTACGATCCAACCTTCTATCCTTTAGAACAGGAACAGGATCGTCTGTGGCATCCACTTTACTTCCAAACTACGGGCGAATGCATTCAGATCCTTATGTATATGAATCCAACCCAAATCACCACGTTGTCCATAGCGTTCTCCGACTTTGAGCTGGATGGATTAGTGCTTCACACCAACAAATCAAGCGATAGGTTACAGTAATGGCAGCGGATAACATACTACAGTATATAGGTGAATATGTTCCCTCGACGGAGATATGGCAGGTAGTGGCGGATCTATCCTCCACCGACCCCAAAAGTGATCAGTTCAGGGAGCTTATTGTCCGTTTAGCCCTTATTGTGAACCGTATCAATCTGGCGGTGAATACCAAAGAGACAAGCATTTATGACAACTCCCGAGAGTTCGTTACTTCTGGGCAATACTTCCCTAACCCAACCTTTTTTTCAGGGACACCTCAAGCTCCTGACCCTAGAACAATCTATAGGACAGTAATCAACTTTGGCGCTCTTCCTAACACGGCAACTAAGTCGGTACCGCATAACATAACCTGCACAGCGGCCACTAGCTTCACCAGGATCTACGGAGCTGCAACAAACCCATCAACCTCATACATTCCGTTGCCGTTTGTTTCTGCAACAGACGTAGCCCATAATATAGAGGTGAATGTGGATACGACAAACGTGAACGTTATAACGGGCGCTAACTATTCTGCCTATACAACGACTTATATTGTTCTAGAATATTTACAGATTTAAAAAAGGAGAATTAGTATGGCCGTTAATAATAACCTATCGGCACAGATGATGATGCCAACCATGATGCCCTTTGCTCAACAGAAAAAAGGGTTTGGAACAAAACTTAAAGAAGGTCTGTTTGGAAGTCCTGGACAACTAGCCCTCTCTCCATTGCTAAACCCTCAACAACAGCAGCTTCAAGGGATGAATATTCAGAACCTTATGCAGATGCTACAACAAGGAAATCAGGGTCCTGCGCAGTATCAGAATGCTTTTGCTCCAATTGCTCAGAATGCTCGTGAGAACTTCTATAGTTCTACGGTTCCTTCGCTTGCTGAACGCTTCACTGCTCTTGGTGGAGGACAGAACTCTTCTGCGTTTCAAGGAGCTTTGGGTCAGGCTGGAGCTGGATTGGAAAGTGAATTGGGAGCAATGGGTGCTCAGTTTGGACAACAACAGCAGGGACTGGATCAGAGTTATCTTCTCAATCTTTTACGCTTAGCTCTGATGCCTCAGTTTGAAAGTTCCTATGTTCCAGGCAAATCTGGACTCTTTGGTTCTGCAGGTGGAGCGCTTGGGCAAGGATTGGGATCATTCGGCTCTCTTGCCTCACTCAAATATTTAGGACTTTTATAAGGAGATATCATGGCACTTCCTTCAGTATTGCAAGATAATCCTGGATTTGGAGAGCAGTTTGGAACTGGACTAGGACAAGGACTTGGATCTACCTTGCAGTCGCTTGCTAATATGAAATTGAACCAACTTGTTCAGCGTCAGCAACAACAGCAGGCAAGCCAAGCTTTTCAGAAGCTTCCAGGGGTTACTTCAGAGATTGCCGATTTCTTAGCCGCTCTTTCTCCAGAAGAGCGTAAGTATCCTCTGCAAAATTTAGGATCATTAATGCAGTTGGGGCAGGCTCTTGGTCCTCAAGCTGCTCAACATATTCAACCACAGCAAACTAACCAGCCCGGCATCCAAAACCTTTCTCAATTATTATCCAATCCAGGCCAACAAGGTTTGAACCAGGTCAGTCCACTTATTGCGCAAGCATTGGGTAAAACTCCTATTCAACCAGCAGCTCAACCGGTTGATACCGGACTTCCAAAAGCTGCTCCTGCTTCCAATAAAGCCAATCTGGTGGAAGATATTTTTACTTCTCCGGAAGAGAAGAGAAAACGTAGACAAGAAGAGCGTGAGGAAAGAAAGCTGGCTCAAAAGGAAAAGGCTGAAAGGTTTAAGATTACTGCTACAGAAAGAAAAGAGATTGCTGACAGGGCTAAATCTGCGCGTCAGCAACTGCACGATCTGGATCGCATGGAAGAACTAGAAAAGACAGGAAAACTAGATACTCCTGGCTATGTGGAATTTCTCAAGCGATCAGGTCTAGATATTCCTGCGCTTATGAATCCGGAAAGTGAAGAGTTCCAAAAGCTAGCCGCTGGATTCTTACGGGACGCAAAGAGCGTGTTTGGTGCTCGCGTCAGCAACTACGAGATAGAGCAGTTCTTAAAGACGATCCCTAGTTTGTCTCAGAGTCCTGAGGGCAGAAAGCGTGTTATAGCCAACTTAAAATACCTTCAACGAGGCAACTTGGCGTACTCAGAAGCGCTCAAGGAGATCACTCGAGAGAATGAAGGTATTCCGCCATACGATCTTACTGATCAGATCGATGAGAGGATCGATTCTAAGTTGGAGAAGATATCACAGAAGTTCAAAGCTGATGTGGCGAAACCGGTTCCTAATTCATCGCCTAAGTTAGCCACAGCTCTTGGTTCTGTTTTAGGTAGCGTGCTAGGATTCCCGGGTGCTGTAGTAAAAGCGGCTGGAGGACTTCTTAGTCACGGTGGAGCTTAATCAGAAGTTAAGTCTCTATCCCAAAGCCATCGATCGAATATAAGAGCAAGTCTGGCTAATAGCACAACTGCAAAGAATACTGTTAACCAGATTCTTACTAAACGCCAATACCATTTCATAGTTATTCCTTTATTAGCGGGGAGGCAAGCCA